GAGAGCGACGTATGTACGTTCAGGTCTTCACGACACTGAGTGTCGTTCAGCAGGTAGGGCGCGTTCTGGGTGTTTCGCCCGCCGCTGTAATCGAAGTAGGAGACCGGGACGCCGCGCATCGACTACCTCCAGGTGCTCTGCCGGGCTTCATGCACGTCGCCCCAAGAGCCCGCGACCTGAGAAGGACCGTCGAAGGTGTCGCTCTGGACCTCTCCGCGCATTTTCAGGAGACCCGCTTCCCATTCGCCCTTCCAGAAGTTCGAGGCGGCATAATCGTTCTCGCGCGCGTAGGCCTTCTGCATCGCATAGGCGGGCAGGAGGGCGTGGTACTGGGCTGGGGTCTCCGGTTCATCGGAGTCAGCTGACATGTCTTTCGGCAGCCGCCAGTAGCGCAACGTGAACGCGTAGGCGCCGTCGGGAGTCGGGTAGAGGACCAGATCCCCCCCGGAGGGCACGTAGGCGCTGGGCGTGCCGGAGACGCTTTCGAGCGCATCGTATTCAGGCAGCTTGAGTTGCGGGATCGGCCCGGATTCGGAGGTGAAGTCGATCAGCCGAGCGAAGTCTTCGGGGAGTTCCAGTTCAGAGACTCCCGCAGTCGTCGTGTAGCTCGCGGTCTCCTGGGAGGTGCGGATCTCGCACTGGCGGACCATGATCCGCTGGGCGTCGTTGAGCCACGTCTTGGTTAGCGGTTCGTACTTGCCCGCAGCGAATTGGAATTCGAGGACCTCATTGATGAGGCTTCGGAAGGTCCGGCCGGCGATGCTCACGCCGCGACTCCCTCCGGGACGAAGATGCGGCGGTGGTTGTACCCTGCGTCCTCACGCAGCGCGTGGGCCAAGCGTTCGTGCATCTCGCCGTGTTTCTCGCTCCACTCGTGGTCGGCCTGAGCCTTCGCGTCGGCCTCGGCCTTCTCTAGTTCCTCGCCGAAGGAGTAGCCCGGCTGGGTGCAGCGGTGGTGGACTTGTTCCATGTGCTTGACCACCCGGTGATCTAGCTCTTGAGCCGTGAAGATCAGGTAGCCGTCGCCCTCCTCGCACTCATCCGGCTTGTAGTAGACGACGTAGTACTCCCCCGCCTCGGAGAAACGCAGGCGGAGACGGTGGTCGATCTCCGCCAGGGCGTTTGCGACGCCTTGAACATCGTCGTCTATCTGCACCATCCGGCCGTCACGGCCGGAGGTGATCTGGGCTAGCGAGGCAGGGCGTATCTCCACTTGGCTCCTTTCAGCAAAGTGGGGGCCGCACCCGTAGGCGCAGCCCCCAAGTCGCTTAGGACGGGTTGTTGTCCGTGCAGAACTTCATGACGCCGTTGCGATTCGGCGCGATGCAGCCGAGGTTGGCGTACCACTTGAACCAGCCCTGCCAGATGGCCTGCTTGGTCCCGGCGGTAGCGCCGTCCTTCAGCTTCAGGATGCCACCGTCGCGGTCAAGCCAGCCCGGAGAGGCCTGCTGGAACCACTTGAACGACTCCTTGTTGAGCCCGAACGCGTAGGTGCGCGGGCAGTCGTCGTCAGCGATGACGGGGATCTCGTTGACCATGATCGCCGAGTAGCCGCCGTGGATGTTGACGGCCTGCGCGTCGTTGAACCGCTTCTGCGACTGGTAGGTGTCGGCCAGGCGACGGCGGATGCCGCGCGTGGTCAGGAACGCCTCGACCTCACCCTGCCCCGAGAAGCCGACTTCATCGGCGAGTTCCTCGAAGGAGGTCTCCCCGGCGATTGCCGTTTCCGAGGCGGAGGTGCCGACTTTGAGTTCGACGCCGTTCCAGTATTCGTTGCCAGCGGTTTCCGAGTTGATTTCGTGCAGCGTCCGGTTGGCAGCGATGATGTTCCGCAGGCCATTGGACTCGTTGGCCCGGCTGCCTGAGATGTAGACGCCGTAGGAGGTGGTCGCTTTTTTGACTTTTTCGGAGAGTTCGATTGTCTTGGTCGAGCCCCCGGTCCTTTTGACGACCGTGACGGCTTCCACGCCTTCGCTTTTTTCCCCGGAGGACTTGACCAGAACGTCTACCGGGTCTCCGACTGCGACGTACTGCACGGAATCGAGTTCCAGCGTTTTGGTTTCTTCCGCCGTTTTGGCGAGCGTGCCAAGAAGGCCGTCGCCAGTGCCGTAGACCTGGCGCTGCATGTCCTTGCGCATGTCTTCGGCGCAGCCCTTGGTCTCCGAGTTGAGGATGTTCAGGAAGGCGCCCTCGTTGGACGTAGAGGCCTCAATGGCTGCGTCCTCGATCTCGATTGCCGAGTAGTGGTACTTGATCGGCACGATCGCGTCGGCGTAGCCCTGGACCCCGGCAGTCGGCAGTGTGCCACCAGCGCCGCGAGAGCCACGTCCACGGTTCCGGCTCGTATGGAGCGGGATTACCGCTCGCCGGCCGGTGTGGTCGATGTGGTCGGAATCACGCTCGATCTGGTCGAGCATGTACGTCTTCTTGTTGATCTGCTCCACGACCGGACCTACGTAGAGGTCCTTCAGGATCGCGTCAGCAGCGGCCTTGGTCTGAGTAGCCATTGCTTGCTCCTAGTTGAGCGGTTGGACAAGGACTTCCTCAGTCGCGGGTGCTAGGCAGAACGGCTCTGCTTGAGCCTCTCAAGCCCTGCGGCCTTCAGGCGCGGATCATCGAAAGAGCTGATCTTCTCGGGAGACGTGGAGGGGGCACCCGGACCCTCTGGGGTCTGGGGCTGATCGGCCTTCTTAGCGAACAGGCTGCTTTCACCCTGCCCGATGAGCCTCTGATAGTCCTCGAGGCCCTTGCCGATCAGTTCCTCAACGCCCAGCTTGCCATCGTCGGCGTAGGAGTGGGCAAGGCGTAGAACTGCTTCCTTGACCTGCTCCTTTTGCTGCGCATCCCCCTTGAAGAGGTCCGCGTTGTCGACTTCGAGCTTGCTGAACGCTGTGGCTATTTCCTCGTTCGCCTTCTCTTCACGCCGAGCCGTTTCCTGCTCTTGCAGCGCTTTCTCGATGGGGGATAGGCGATTGCCCATCTCCTCAGCGATCAGCTCCTTGAGCTTCTCCGGCGAGAGCTCGTCCTCTAGGCCGAGGTCGGTCTCCGCTTCGGGTCCTTTCGCAAACTTCTCGAAGAGGCCCTGCTCGTTCCCGGCCGTCTGCCACCAATTGGCAAACCACTCCGGATCGCGTGCTTGACTGGCGAACTCCAAAAGTCCCTGAAGCTGCTGGGGTTCGATGTCTCCGAGCCCCAGCTCTTCGTAAGGCTGCCACTGCTTCTTGTAGTCAGCGGCCTCCTGGAACTTCTTGGTCACGTTTCCTTCGATTGCCTTCAGATGAGGCACCAACTGGTCGCGTACCTCTGGTGCGACTGAGTCGAGGTCGTACAACCCCGAGTCGGTGGCTCCGTCGCCCTGGCCCTCTGCTGGTGTGGGCTGTACGGCGTCGCTCATGTGCTGCTCCTATCTCCGACTGTGACCCTTGCCCCTGGCGTGGCTGTACCCGAAGGCCCTGGCCTACCGCTGTGGCGGTCCCTGGTCGATTCGTTTATGGGTGAGGTGAAGAGTTGTCTGCCGCCGCCCCGGAGTTCCGTTTTGTCACCGGGGGCTTCCGGCTGCCTGGTCCCTAGCTATCTCAGGCGGTTCTGGGATTGACTTCTGTCCGGCGTGCTGTCTTACGTCTCCGACACTCCGGCGGCGTGTCTCGGGACTCCCTTTCGAGACCCCGAGAAGCTCGTTACTTCCCAGCGCCAGCCGCTATCTGCTCGGCAGCCTTCTGGGCTGCGGCGTCGATCTCTTCGGAGACGCTGAGCGCCTCGCGCTGGCCCGGCGAAGCGGAGTCAGAGCCCTTCGCGGCCTGCTCCATGGGAACCCCCGTGGCGTTGCCGGGCGCGAGCTTCAGGGCCTCTCTGGCGCCTGGAGTGTCGCGGCCGGGCATCGGCTGTCCGAGCGCCTTCTGGAGGCCCTGAACGGCCTCTGCGACGCCCTTGGGAAGCTCAGCCCCGCGCGTGCGGGAGTTGAAGTGCTCTATCGCCTGTAGGAGGCGCTGTTGCTCGCCGCTCACCTGAGACCGGCCTTGGCAGGGCGGAGGTCAGAGACGGACGTTGTGAGACGCTCGGAGGCGCTGTCGCGCGTCCTGACGGTCGCCGTTTTGCCGTCCTGACCCAGTTCGAGGAAGACCCCGTAGCGGCCTTTGTAAGGGCCGGAGACCACTTCCACGAAATGGCCGACCACTGGCGCTGAGTCCTCGCGGACGTCGTTGGCGGTTCGCGCCACCGGGACAGGCGCACCCTTGAGCCGGGGGTCGGCCGGGGCCTCGGCCGGTTTCGCCTTGCTCGGGGCGGTTTTGCGTCGGGTTCGCTTGGTGGGTTTCGTCTTGGCAGCCATCTGGGCCTCCTAGGTCGGTTTAGGTGCCCACGATTCGGAAACCTCGTTGGGCTGAGTCTTGTATCCGTAGAGCTTGCAAGTGCCGCGCCCGTCCCAGTTGATGCAGGTCGAGCAGTTGCGGTGAGGGTCTTCGGTGACGGTGAGTCCGGGAGGCCGAGTCCCGGAGTTCGGCTTGTTGGCCTTCATCATCGACCGCATCGCGGCCTTGATCGCTTCGCTATCGGCTGCCATTGGGCTGGGGCGGGGGAGCGGCCTGTTGCTTTGCCACGTCGAGCAGGGCCGCGTGGGTTTCCATTTCCATGCCCTGTTGCTGCTCGGCCCCGGCCTGGGCCATCTGTTCCTGGGCCTGGGCGGCGACCTGGGCGTTGACCTGGCCGACCATCCGTTCACGGTGGGCACGAACGTGGATCAGGTGGAGTTCCTGGGCTTGCTTGGGTAGCTGCTGGAAGACCGCCGTGCGCTCGAACTCCTCGTGGCCGTCGATGTGCTCTTTGTCTTCGTCGTAGGGGTTGATTTCGACGGCTTCGCCTTGGGCCATCCGGCGGTTCTCGCGCTGGATCTGCTGCTCGGTGGTCGAGAGCGTCCCGAAGAGGCGATCGAGCGCACCGACCTCGTAGTCCTTGAAGAAGCGCCGCAGGTCGCGGGAGTCGGGGACCAGTCCGTACTGGAACATCGTCTGCAGGACCTCCAACATCGCCGCCTGCTTCGCGGCCTTGGAGCGGGGCATCGCGGAGCCGGCCTGGCACTCAACGGTCGGGTCTTCACCCATCATCGCCCCGCGGAAAGCGAAGATGTCCCAGATGCCGTCCTCGCCAGCGATGCGGATCAGGCGCTCATCGGAGTTGAACTTAGCGCGCAGGCGGGCGAGCTTGGTCCCGGCTTGTCCCAGCGCCGCCTCCATTTCCTGGATCTCCGGCCCGATGCGGGTGTCGTCTGCCTCTTGGAGCAGGTTGATTGCAGACGCGGCCGTGACGCCCGTGGGCACCGTGGCGTTGGAGACCTCATGGAGACCCGAGATCTCGGTGATCGACTCGGTAAGCCGCTCGATCCGTTCGCGCACGTAGGTCGGCACCTCCGGCGGCGTCAGGTACTGCGGAACCGCATCGGTGACCGTTGAGTCGTAGAGGATCTCCTCGCCCGGCAGGCCCGTGTAGTGGACGTTCGCCTGGCGGGACTTCATCAGCGCCGGGTTGCCAATCCGATTGGCGTTCTCCTGGATCTGGGAGTGGATCTTGTTGAGGGCGACATTGGGGCCGCGAAGGTGGGTGGTGATTGCGGTCGGCCAGAAGCGATCCGGAACGCGGATGCCGGGGAACATCACATAGGGCATCGCGTCAAAGGGATCGTCTTCCTCGGCGAGCAGCTGGTCCTTGGCCCAGACGACGCGCTTGCCCTTCGGGAAGGTGGAAGACGGTGGCCCCCAGCCCTCGAAGACCTCAACGCCCTTGTACTCGCTCCCGCCGCCTCCATTCAGGAGCGTGCCGAACATGCGCGACTCGACCGGGCCGCTACTGACTTCGGCATCAGGCTCTAGGTCAACTTCGTAGTGCTCCTTGAGGTAGTCAGGGGAGCGGACCTTCTTCTCAAAGGCGAACTCGAGCTCGGCCATCGAAGTCGCCAGAGGCTGAGGGTAGAAGTGGAAGGGAGAGACCACATCAACGCAGGCATCGCCCACGGCAACGGTCTTGGTGGTGAGGCCCTCCGGCAGGCCGCCTGGAAAGGTGTCGGCCTTTACCGGAGCGCCGTTTTGCTGGCGCATTACTTCGCCGGTCTGATCGACTACGAAGTCCTGCGATTCGCCCTTGGTTGAGTCCCAGTAGACCTTCCACAGCCCCGCGCAGACGATGTCCGCGAACAACTCAACCTGGTAGAGCTTCTGCTGGAGTTCGAGATAGGTCCAATCGAACTCCATGCAGCGTTCGGTCACTCGCGCAGCTGTGACATCGGACTCGTCCCCTGTGAAGGGAGTCGCCACGAAGGTCGGGCGGTTCTTGACCTTGCGGGCCGCGCGAGCGGTGACCGTTGGCAGGATGCGGTTGTCAACAATCGTCTCGCGCCAGGAAGCCAGCAGCGGCTTGTCGAGGCGTCCGTGGTTCCAGTAGAGCCACTGGTGACCGAGGAAGAACGCGAGGTTGAGGAACCAGTCCGGTTCTTCGGGTCGACGGGCCGACTCGAACTTGGCGAATTCGTTCTTCAGGTCTTGCAGGGTCGAGTCTCCGCCCAAAGCCTTGGAGGTGGCACGCTGACCCGCTGAATCAGGCACCCGGCACCTCCGGTGCGATGGTGCCGACAAGGTCGATCTCATCCGGCTCGGCGGTCATCAGTTCCTCGTCCGGCGTCGGCCTCTCCTGCGCCTGGCCGATGATGATCTCGGGATGTTGGATGCGCGTAAGCAGCGCGCTTCGCTCCAATGCCCATTCCTTCTCGCGGGCGGCGTTCTGGAGCCTCTCTCCACGGAGTGCGTAGGACAAGGCGACGATCACAGCGAGGGACAGCAGTGCCGAGTAGATCAAGAGAATCCTTCCGGTCGGAAGCTTTCAGCGACCAGTTCGAGATGCGACCAGGGGAGTTGTTCGGCCAGTCCCCCGGCACCCGAGACGACTTTCGAGAGGATCGCCCCGGTGCTGCCGAACTGCCCCTGCGGACCCTTCCAGGCATCGGTCCCCTTGCTTTGGGATCCGGGGATCGTGGAGCGCTGTTCGCACTGAATCGTGACGTTCCCGGCTTTGTCTTTCAGGTACATCCCGAATTCCTTCCAAGAGCGGGCGATACAGCGCATGAAGGGGTCGGCAACCGTGGAGAGGTCGAAGCTGGGGGGGAGGCGGAAGCACATCCCGTAGTGCGGCGCCCAAGCTTCTTCGCTCAGTCCGTCGGACTTGGAGGCTGGCCAGCGCCAAACCCCTTTCCGCGCGTTCGGGATCGAGAACTGCAACGCGTGCGGGATGTAGAGCCGACGGGCCTCATCTACTTTCAACAGGCCGCCGGCGAGGAACAGACCCGAAGCGGTTGAGGACCAGTGATAGCCCTTGCCGTTCACTGCGGGCCACGAGCCGTCAACGAAGTAGCCGGGGTTTTTCGAGGCTTCTTTGGCTACTGCTCCCGCCTCGCAGTGCCAGCCCGGTTTGTTGCGCGTTTCTTCGGAGGCATTGAGGGCCTGCCCCGTGGTGTGCGGGCCGTCAACCTCGAACTGGGACGCCTTCCAGAACTCCCAGTAGGTATCGGTCGAGCGCTGATAGATGCAGAGCGGGGAATCGGAGGAGATCGGCGTGGCAGGTCTAGCGAGATCGGGGATCGGGACTTCGGCGAAGGCTCCCTGCATTTCGCCGAAGAACTGGTTTTCGGTGTTGTCGATCGTGACTTTCTTCTTTGGCTGATCTTTGCCCGCGAAGAAGAACGTCGCGCCGCCGGTTTCGTAGCTCAACCCGAAGGTGTTGGCTTCCCCCTGAGCGACGATGTTGGCGATGTAGGAAGCGCTGTTGGGGTCTATCGGCGTATTGCTCGGAAGGCGGCTGTTCCAGAAGCTTGAACGCGCGAACATCAGCCGATATCCTTGAAGCCGCCCGAGGCGGAGTGCAACGAATGCCAAGCGCTTTGTCCCCGGTTGATGGCACCGCACCCCGGATTAGGGAGTGCCTGAGACTGGGTCGGGGTAGTCGATCTGGCGGACGGCCCACGGACAGGCATGCCAATGGGCCGCCGATCGCATTTTGTGCGCGCGAACATCATTCCTCGTTGTTGACGACGAACCGGCCGTTGATCCCGAAGTTGGCCCCAGGTGCGCCACCAAGCACGACCGCCCCAACGGAGTACTTGCCTTCGGCCAACGTGAATTTGCCCGATTCCCCCGCCACGTCGGTATTGGTGCCAGCCCCCGGTTCAAGTTCAAAGCTCGTACCGGCGACTTCTTCGTTAAGGGTCACCTTGCCGCCTGCGCGGGTGAGTGTGAAGAGGGCGACCTTGACTTTGCGGTTCACTGCCGAGCCCGCTACCTCGCAGGTTGCCTTGATCCGGCACTTAGTCGTAAGCCCTTCGACAGCCTCGTCGGCCGGTACCCAGTTGATTAGGAAGGGCTGGGAGATGTAGGGGTTGATTTCTTTGGCGTTGGCCTGGCCGTTGAGGATGAAGTACTTCGTGTTTTCGGTGGCCGTGGCTTCAATCGTCCCGGCGAACTCCTTGCGAGTCCTGTAGGGCCGCTCAAGCGCGGCGGTCGCCGTCGTGGCCAGCTTCGCCAGGGTGACCGTCCCGTCGCCGGGCACTTCGCCGACGGCGCGGCCTCCTGGCCCGACGACCACCAGCCGTCCTTCCTGGTCGCGGACAAAGCCCGAAATCCAGCCTTCGGGTCCGCCTTCGGAGACGACGAGCCGACCCTGGCTGTCGCGGACGAAGCCGCTGCTGAATTTTTCGGCCATCAGGCAGCCACCGGCTCTTTGTTACTTACCTCGGACTTTTCGCCGCTCTTGCCCTTTTCGCCCGCCTTCACGGCCTTGGAGCGAGCTGTGCGCTCGTAGCGGCGCTTGGTGATCATCGTGCGGACCTCCTCCGAGACGCCTTCGAGCTTCGGCTTGCCGGGGAAGGTCTTGACGGGGTGATCGACCAGCACGTTGGTGGTTGAGCGGAAGCCCTGGATCGCCTTGTCCTTGGCCTCGAGCTCCGCCACCTGGTCGGTGACGATCTGCTCGAGCTCCGCAATGGTTTCCTTCAGGCCCTGCGGGTCGAGGATCGTGAACGCCTCGGCAAGACAGTCCTCGCAGATGATCAGGTCATCGACGGGGACGGGCTCGGGGGTACCGGGGATCACAGGCCCGTCATAGGCCGCCTCGAAGTCCACGCAGCGGCCCTGGGGGCGCTGGAAGCAGCAGGCGCAGAACGGGGGTCGCCTATCGGCTAGCTTGGTCATCAGGACTCGATCTGGAAGATGTAGGTGCCGCGCGAGACCGAGGACTTGATCGAAGCGACGGTCCCGAACTTGGCGTCCACCATTTCGATGATTTCTTTCGGGGTGATCGTCTGGCCACCCGTGAAACGCAGGGAGATGTGGACTGTCTGCCCCGTGGTCGCTCCGCCGCCGACCTTTGTGGACGGATTGCGGCTGGCTTCTTCCATCTGTTCTTTGGTTTTTGTCGCGCTGATCGGCGTGTTCAAGTTCGCCATTTGATTCCTCTCAGGCGGCTATGCCGCCGAACTGGCTGACGTTGATTTCCTCGGGCTTGCTGAAGCGTTCTTGGTCCTCGCGCATGAGGCGTTCCATCTGGGTCTCTTTGCGCGCTGCGAGCACCTCTGGCAGGTAGGGGCGGCTCATCACCGCGTAGCGCAGGGCATCCATGAGGTGATCGTCCTTCTTGACTGGAGCCTCCCTGCCGTCCTCTCCGGTGCGCGGGGGCTGTTTCCAGCGGTACTTCTGAAGCTCGTCAATCAGGTGCGTGCAGTTGGACTGGATGAAAAGGCGATCAGTCTGGAAGCGCTCGCGGACCCGGTTGATCCCGGCGCTGACGGAGTTCTGGCCGGCGATCGTGACGATGCCGTTGTCCGCGTACTCCATCTGCGTCGAGCGCCCCGTCTGGTGCTCCTTGTTCCGAGCAGCGGGGTCGATCACGTAGTAGATCGGGTTGATCTCGAAGTCGGCGTTGGTCTCGTGGATTTCCTTGCAGACCTGCTTGGCCGTCATCCCGTGGTAGTAGCCCTCGTGAAAGGCGACCATCGTGTCGTCGGGGGTCAGGTAGGCCCAGACGACCGCGGCGGCGTTGCGGATGCCGGGGTCGATCCCTACGACGACGTTCACATGCTCGGGGATCGGGCGTTCAGCGGAGACGTGGCGCTCGCGGTTGAAGTCGGCGTAGATCAGTCCGTGCAAGGCAACGAACTTGCCTTCCTTGCGAGCGGCCTTCTCCTCGTCGGACATCCCGACCAGCGCGAGGGCGATGTCCTGCTTGGAGAGCGTCGGGTTATCTGACATATCGACGGTGACGATCTCGATCTCCCCGAGCTGCTCCCCGGACTCCTCGTCGCGGCGGATGCCCCGGTACTGGTCGATGGCGACTTCGCTCCCGCGCTGCTTCCACAGGGCATCGAAGGTCCAGGTCAGCCCGAAGACCGGCGTCATCGTGAAGATCAGATCCCCCGAGCGGGCCATGACGCGAAGTCGGCACTCGTTGAACACCGCCAGCGGAGGCTCCTCGTCGAAGTGGACCCGGTCGATCGAGGCGCCGCCCATCTTGCGGACCTCCTGCTCGTAGGTCATGAAGAAGAACTTCGAGCCATTTTGGAAGTGCAGGACCCGCAGATCCTTTTCGTAGGCGGACTTCCAAGTGCCGCCCAGCAGTTGCTCTTGGGGGACGAGGTTCTGGAGCTTCTCGATCAGCGTGGTCTCGAGGACCGGAAAGGACTCCGCCATGATCCGGCACAGAAAGGGCGGCTGAAACTTCTTGTAGGGCTTCAGCCGGGCGGGCAGGGCATCCTCATCAACCGCTTGGATGATGTCGTCGGCCAGGCCGCCCCAGGTCTTCCCGGACTGGTTGCCCCCGAAGAAGCACTTCGTCTGGGCAGTGAAGCCGTGGAATGCCTGCTGCTTGACGTGGGGCTCGTAGAAGGCCAGTGGATCGCGCTGGCGCTTTGCCTGGAGCTCCCGGAGGATCTGCTCGGCACGTTCCCTTTGCTGCGTTGGGAGAGCCCTGAGGCGCTCCCGGTCGATCTTGAAGGCCAACTACCCGACCCGATGACCCTTGGCGAGGGTCGAGCGCACATGAGAGCCCACGTACCCGTGTTCGGATACACAGCGCTTCACGGCTTCTTCAACCTGCTGGTCGGTGTAGGCGGTGTCGTAGACCGCGCCCTTGCGACCAGGCTTGTCGTAGATCACTAGGCGCTGCTCCATGCCCATCGCCTCCTTCGGCTGGGTAGGTACGGGACTCCGCTGCTTCGCGCGTTAGGCGCGTTCTGGCGGCCAAGGGACTCCGCTTCGCGGGGCTGCCTTCGTACTTAGGCTGAGGCTGGGGAGGCTGAGGTATTTATTTCCTAGATTCCGCGCGCTCGCGCGCTGAGATCCCGTCTACCCCTCCCCCTCGCGGGCATTCCTTGATTCGGTGTTCGGGCACTGTTCGGGCCTTGAGGCTGTAGGCAAGCTCTAGGCGTGGCCCTTGGCTCTACTAAGCCAAGTACTGCGAAGCGTGAGTGCGAGCCTGTCTGGCTGGCGCTCAACGCGCGTGAAGTGGTGCGAGTTGCGGCTGTGGGCACCTAAGCCCTAAGCTCTTCGGGCTGGTTCGCTTACCTAAGGTAAGCCATGCTCGCTGCTACGCAGCTCGCACCTTCGGACTACAGGTCTATCCGCCCTACGCGCTTCAGGGCAAGGCGTATCTCTTCCTGTGTCCGGCCTGGTACTGCCGAGCCAGCGACTATCACGGTCTCTGCTCCTTCGGCAAGCGCCTCGGCTACTTCAGGGTGCTGAGCAAGTGTGCCTACTGCGCCTGAATCGACTACGTAGACCCGGTTTGGAGGGCAATCGGAGAAAGTGACGACTTTTGACTCCATGTCAGCCATCCTAAGCCTCTGAAGCGGAGTGCCGCTTGTTTTCGCTTGTGGCCGGAATACCGAACCACTTGCCTTGGGGTTCGGGGTCGAAGTGCAAGCCGCCGCCACGGGCCTTAAAGGCTTGGAGGTCATCGGCCCGCTTGTCCTTCTGCCAGGGAAGCTCTGGGACGGTGATGCCTCTGAAGTTGCCGTTCTCATCGGGCATGTTCGTTCCCTTCGGTTTCTTCCTGTTCGCGCCAGTGTTGAAGGACGCCGCGAGCCAGGGCAAGGTCTTCGTCTCGTCGCTGGAAGTCGTCCGACCCCATGTTGTCCTCGTAGCAGTCTGCCCAGCCAAGTCCTGCTTCGAGCGCCTCGCGAATGCGGGTTGAGTTGCGCTGCTCGTCAGCCGTTGGCACGGTGAACGTCCTTTGGTTGGGCGATGAAGCGGTGACCACGTGGGCAGAG